GAGTATGGTCCCAATATAAAATTGTTAGGGTTAGTAGCCAATGAGGCTTTAATTCTTCTTCTAGGGAATGAGAATGTGTTTGATGAATCATACTCAGTAGTTAGAATGTATCCTTTATATCCTAAAGGAGAATTAGAATTTGGTTGGAGTTGATCATCTAAAATATTATTAATATTAGATATAGAAGATAATGGTTGAGTGACAATATAGTTTTGTCTTTCATTCTCATCTAAACATCCTAAAATAAGATTATCAAGTTGAGATAATAGCGATTGTATTGATTGTAATTTATTATTTATACTACTTATAGCAGGAGATATAGCAGATAATGAAGCATTAGTTGAACTGAGTATATTTCCTACTGTATCTAATGTATCTGATAATATTGTTATAATATTTATAGGGATACCGATTCCAGGAGGGGCTGCTGTTGGAGCAGGTATTGCTTTAATGGTTTGGACAATTCCGTTTAATCCATCAATAAAACCTTGTGTTGTGGTTGCTGTTGATTGTAATGTATTTAAACGATTATCAATTTGAGTTATAGTATCTGAAAGAGTATTTTTAATGATTATAATTTCTGTTAACCGTTCTTTAGTTGGGCAATTGTCATTGAATTGAATTATTAATTCATTAACAATAGAATCTAACTTAAATACAGATTTAACTGAATTTTCAATGGTTGATATTATTAAATTATTCAGAGACATTACTTAGTTTTACTAGTTTTTGATTTAAATGATTCTAGTTTACCTAACATTTGATTAGCTTGTTGAGTTAATAATGTGGATGCTGAGGTTACAGCTACATTAGGTTGGCCAGGAATTGGAGTACCTACTGTATTTAAAACTGTTGTTAATGATATTAATCCATTTAATAATAATTGGAACTCATTTAAAAAAGAATTGCCTAAGATAATAGGTTCAGTGGCATTTAAGTCTCCTAATCTAATATCTGAACTTTGAATTATAGTTTGTGGGGCATCAATATTGACTGACTCCCTAGCATTTAAACTTATAGTTTTCTGGGATGATAGTAAGATAGAGTCTGTTTTAGTATTAAATAATAAACGATCAGAATTTATGATAGCTTGTTTACCTTGATACTCAGAGGGAGACTGTGGTTTAACTTTATATGAGGTATAATTTTTACTAGAGACCTCTATTGGGATTTTTTGATTTGAGATTAAATATATACTAGTTTGATCTTTATTTATATCCTCTAATTGCGGTACCCAAGGATCTCTTCCATCATCATGTTGGCCATTTCTTATTATAATAATTGGATCACCATCTTCTCCAACAGTGGACCATAAATTTGGAGTATTGGGGCGTAAAACTGTAGAACCAAATCTAATACTATTTCCCCACCGACCCTCATATATAATATCTCCTTCATAAGGTAAAAGAGATTTTACGTCTAATCTTTCTTTAAATGTATTACCTAATTTAATTTCAGTAGAACCATCTGTCACTTTACGGACACTTCCTCCTTCAACCTGTTGATAATCTTTTTGTTGAGATTCAGGTAATGTACTATCAGTAAATGGAGGATAGCCATTATGGTGAATACTATTCCATAAATTTATAGGTTGAAAATAATAATATTGAACCGCGCTAGTACTTTCACCAATCCCGGTATTAGGCAGTGCTATTATATAGACTATTTCTTCTAATAAGGGAAAATTTTTTTGGTTTGGAAATAACGGTAAAGCAAAATTATCATTGTTTATATCTCCTGTGGGAGTAGGAGCATTAATATCTGACCAAAATATTCCACCTAATGATGCCCATTCCCCTCTACCTGAAAATCCTAAAGAATTTTGGTCTAGAATTATAGATTTAACTCTAACTGATTGAATGTTTATCCCACCACCTGAGGATAAGGCCGATAAATTAGGTGAACCTGATAATAGGTTGGATTTTTGTTTTAATGACATTACTTATCATCTAATGGTTTTTGTAACTGATCTAGTTGAGCCATTAATTCTTCTCGTTCAGCTTCAGTAATACTTAAACCATCACCTCCTCCGTCACCTTGATTATTAAAGATACGTTGAATGATAGTGGCCATTTTAAGTAAATGTTCATCATTCTTAACACCAATTTCAAGGTAATTAGCTATAAGGGGAACAATAACAGTGGCATCACTAACATCATTAACTAAATCTTTTAGTTCACGAACTAGACCTGAAATTGTTTTTTCTTTTTTCTTCTGATTCTCATATATCTCAGCTAAAAGATCAGAGAATTTTTTATCACCAAATATATTTTTTTCTAAAGATCCCATAATATTTTATTATATGTATGGTTATTTTATAAACCTAATATATCCGTTGTCAACATAGAATTGATATTCAGGACGAAAATGGTCATATATTTTATTAACCACTTGAGTTATTTTAGGTGTTTTAGCATCCACCATTTCTCTTATGTAAATATATAATGCCTTTTTATGAAATATATTTATATTTTCTCTTTTACGAAATAGTTCTAAAACAGCATCAGCTATCTTGGCATCATCTTTGATTGGATGAAAATTATAGATATTGTCTGTATAGTATTGAGTAAATACATCTATAAAAAATGACAGATTATCTTCCTCTTCTGAGAATTCAAATACATCATCTTCACTTAATTTTTCTAGATTATCTCGATTTGTGGAGGTTTTATAATCTTTTTCATATCCAATTACCTCTCCTATGGAAGTTGAGTTAATTTTCTTTTTGTAATTTTTCCTATTATAAACAATTAACCACCGTAAAGCTATAGTCCCAAAAAAAGAATAAGCTTTCTTACCTAGTGTAGGATTAAACCTATGAATTTTACTTAGTAAAAATATAATCACCTCATGTTGGAGGTGTTCTAAATTATCTACGTCTGTATTTCTAATTCTATAAGTATGAATTAGATTTTGAGTAAGTTTAAAAAAAGCATAATGTATTTTTTTACTATATAGTTTACTTTTTTCTTCTGGGTTGGTTAATATGTTATATAGGATAATAGCATTTTCTGTTTCTTCAGTAAAATATCTTTTACCCATATTTTTAGAATTTTTTTAACTGGAAGTTATTTAGAATGTTTTGAATCTTCTGTAGATTAGTAAAGAAGAATCCAACTTCATCATCTGATTTAAATACTCCTCTTTCATCCAGTTTTTTTAGTTTAGTGTCTGAAATTTCAATGACTCGAGACAACTGGTCTAGATAATTTAAATATCCAACCATTATATCTTCTTGCCGTTCATTTTTACGTAATAAATTATATGTGGAAAACCCCAGTATAATAGATAGTAATCCAAAGAAAATAGTTAATGTAATAAATAGTGTTATCATAGGTCATCTAACATATTCTTCAAACTATTACTCTTAATAGAACCTAAAGCCTTAGTTTGTTTTGACTGTGAAGTTTGTTTAGGAGTAGTTGTCATTTTAAAGTTTGTCTTTTTAGATTCTTCTTTAGGCTGGTTTTTTAATTTAGGTAACCATTCACGTTCAAACTCAATTCGAGCAGCCATTAAATCAGCTTGATGTAAAATAAATGGAAGTGCAGTACGTGGTTTTTGTTCTGGCATAAATGTGTGAAGATATTTCTTGTTAGCTTCATCATATAAACCATCATGGGTTTGAATGGCTAACATTTCATTAAATGAATATCTAATACCATGAGCCTGGAGTAAATATAAACCACGATCTGGAACGGAGGCAAAAGGTACTTTAGAGTTAAACATGTAATCTTCTCCTAGTTTTTCCTTTCTCCAGTTATCAGTCTGAGGAATATAAGCTTCATTATCCTCGTCTCCCATTTTTCCTAAGTCATGGTTAATGGCTGAAAATATAAGTTCCTCTAAAGTAAATGTAGTAACATCAGCACCCATTTCTTTCCATAAATCATATAACTTTAAACTACATTCAACTACTCGATTAACGTGTTCAATATACCCTCCTGGAAATGCGTTATGGTATTCTTTCTTATGAGCCGCAGGCATTAGGATTAATCGGTCCTGATATTGGTTATAGAAATCAAGTAGTGCTTGTTTCCTATCTCCGTCTCCAATCCAGGTATCAATATTATCAGTAAACTGATCCCAGTTGTCTTTAATTTGTTCAGCAGTCAATTCCATATTTATCGGATTGGATTAATTTCATTAGAGCTCATTTCTTCTCGTTCAATCATGGATTTAATCTCAGATACTAGATTTTCAACGTTACTGATTTCTATTTTATAGTTATCTGTTGATTCTCCTCGGTTCAGATAGAATTTCATTTTGTTCATCGAGCTATCGATTCGTTCTAGTTGTCTTAACATCAGTTCTCTGTTTCTCATATATTTTAGTTTTAATTAGTTACTTATTAACACCCGTAGTTATATGATACATAAAAAATTTCGGGAGGCCAAATATTTTAAGATTCTTTATGACCTTCTTTATATAACATAAAATTTAACGTGTAAATTAACGATCTATTATATGTATGGCGCAGTATGCGTTTTTATATAGTATGTGGTTATTACCACTGTTTATCGATATAATTTAACGGCATTGGTAGTCAGCTGCCTTAGTGGCTATTTGGTTATGTGGTTTAATATTTGCTTTATATCCTAAAGACTCAGCCCAACCTTTTACACCAGAAACTAGTTTTTGGCTAAAGTATTTCTTATCATCATTATAGTCAAAATCAAGCTCAACTTTTAAGCTTGGAATTTTAGTAGTTAGCCATTCTGCTGTTTCAATAGTAAGTTCAGCTTCTCTGAATAATTTAGTAAAGCGGTCTTTGATGCGAGGTACTTTTTCTCTATGATAGATATAATGAACACCTCTAGTGCCAAAACGATAAGCAATGGCAATAGCATAATAAGTGAATTCTCCTTTATTTTGAGAATCAGTACCAATATGGATTTCGACATGAGGAGTATCCTCAAGTATTTTGATAGTATGACTAACTACATTAACCCTATCTCCATCACATTTTCTAAATAATTTCATGATGTAAATATATAAAGACATATTGAAATAGCCAAGCGGAAGACACTGGGATCGAACCAGATACCCGTAGGTACACATTGCTTAGCAGGCAAGCCCTCTCGCCGTTGAGGATTATCTTCCATTAAAGTGTGTCTATTGGTATTCGAACCCAAACTTCAAGAATCACAATCTAGCGTGCTAAACCATTAACACTATAGACACCGCGGAGAGTGAGAGATTCGAACTCCCGGAGGTTTAACCCTCAATAGTTTTCAAGACTACCACCATAAACCACTCGGTCAACCTTCCATTCACATAAGGGTGTTGCCACCCTACTTTATCATTTAGAACTTACAAAGTCATTAATGATTTCTGCTTGTACCAAAACCTGATCTAAACTTGGATAAGTACCATCAAAATCTGCTGGTAGTGCTAGATCTGAATTTTTACTGCGTTCTACTTCAAGACGGTTGCAATAATTATCTTGTAGCATACAATATGCTTGCTTAAAAATATCAAATCGTAGTTCGTAAGGTGTCATTCTTTTACTCCTGTATGTTTGTGTGTTATTGGGAGCAGGGGGGGGAATGGAACCCACGATCCCTAGGTTATGAGCCTAGCGTCT